TGCCTATGTCCAAACTTCCTTTGTCAATAGCGATAAAAAAGAACTTGTCAATCGGCACTCCGAACAATCGGGTGTAAATGAACGCTTGAACATTATAGCCATATTTTTGAGCTGAAAATGGGAAGGCGCGCAAATCTTGAGTACTTTTGATGTCTGCGAGAAAACCATCAGCGTAGATGTCAGCCTTCGCCCTAAAGGGCAAGCCACCAATCATACCAATTTTTGGTACTTCAAACTCGCAGCCTGTGATAAGCCCAAGCACGTTCTCGTTGCGCAGGAGCGCGTCAGAGATACGTTGCGCCTCGTTGTACTCTTTACGAGTGCAGAGGTTACGCTTGCCCTTTGCATCCTGCCACGCCTTTGCATTCTTGTTTTGCACCTCAATCACCTCGTAGTCCGCTACCTTGTGAGGCTCTAAAGTCATAAGGTGAACGAGCCTGCCTACCGCAAACGCATCGGAGTCCTCGCTGCCATATTTTGTAACGTAGTGATACGTCTTGGGTGAGGTCAGTAGCAGCTTACAAGCAGAGGAGGACAGGGCGTTCTTGCCGAGTACCCCGTAGTAAAAGTCATCATCGTGCATCTTCTCAAGGACTGTCTCCATATCCCAAGTGCTGCCGTCAAGTAGTTCTATAATTTTCATTTTGTTTCTGTTTTGAATGTTGCTTCGTACCATTGCTCAAAGGGAACACGAAGCAGGGCATCGTGGTAGGCAAAGCGCAAGTGTAGCTGCTCAATGGTCTCTATGTCTTTGAGGATTGATTCGGATATGTCTGCCGACTTCAGTTGTCGGAGTAGTTGGGAGATAGTTTCGTATTTCATTTGATTGGTTTTATTTTTCAGCAAATTTTTTAATCATATATTCTTCGTACTTATTGCAATAGTATTTCATTGCATCATAAAAGTCTTCGCTCATGGGGAAGTCTATCATAAATTCTTCAACCGCATCAGCGCCTTGCCTAAACCCATCAAAGTGAATTAGCACCGCAAGGTGGTTTGGGTCGTACCCGTGTGAGAATAGGTGCGCAGGCTCTATGTATATTATTTCTTGTTTCATTCTTCTGATGCTACTTGAGTTGCCCAATTCATCCACTTGATGTAGATGTCATCGGCAAGGTTTGGTATATCCCTGTAAATGGATGTGGTAGGGTATGCGGTGGTATTGGTATATCCATCCTCGTTGTATGACTCCTCTATGTATGTGATTTGCATCTCGTACTCGTAGAAGTCAGCAACGTGGGCAAAGCCGAGCCACTTGGCAAGAATCTCATCGGAGTTCTTGTCATCGGGGTTGTAGTCCTCAAGGGCATCCCAATAAGACTGCGGTAACAGGTCGGCATCTTCAAGCCAAAACTTTAGGTCGTTGTATGTGAATATCATCTTACAGGTTAATTAGAAATTCAACAAAGGCAAGGCTACCGATAAGGCAGAAGATAATTGCAACAGAGGCGATTGTCTTGGCGAGGCAAACTTTTAAATTATGCATTTTCGTTGATTGTTTCGTTAAGAAGTTTCTCAAGGTCTAAATTTTCATTTGCGTATTCATATAAGGATACGTATGCAAGTTGAGCAAGGCTCGTTATCGGACCAAGTTCCATCTTGTCCCACTCGTTGCACTGAGCAAGCTCTTTGCAAATATCCCAACAAACGTTGTAGTAAATAACATCGTTGTCAATGTCATTCTGAAGCTGCTCGCAAAGCTCTCCGTAGTCGGGAGTATTGCCGTTAGCCCATTCGGTGACGATATATTCCTTTAAGGATTCCTTTTGCTCTTCGAGCCATTTGTATTTATTAAACATTTTGATTGGTTTTATTTAATTGATTGGTTATTAACTATACCCAAAAATAAATAAAAAGTTTTAAACAACCAAATAAAAAAAATAAAAAAAAGAGGACTATTTGCCCTCCTTAATTATTGGCGTAGTGCAAGAACAAATCTATGTGATTGTAAAGTTGTTCCTTGTCAACTATTCCTTCCTTGCCGTAGTAAACATAGACATAGGGTGCAAACTCTTGCTTGTAGCGCTCGTTTTTGGCGCGATGCGCCTCCTTTGCTCGCAGTTGATATGGGCTGCCCATAGCCTTGTATGACTCGGGCTTTATCTGCAACCCAAGCATAAGGGTTTTGTTGTAAAACATCTCCGCATCAATGCAGTAGTCGTGGTCAATGTTAAAGGTGGTCTTCTTGAAGTGCGCATCGGGGAACGCTGCGTTCAGCTCCTTTACCACGATTAGCTCCTTTTGGTACCCGTTCCAAGTCTGACCGATTACACGATGCCAAATGTATTTCTTAATATGTTGCTCCTCAACATTCGGGAGCTTGCTCTTTAGCTCTTCAAATACAACGGTCAAACCTGCGAAGCCTTGCACCTCCTTGTAGTATTCCTGCCACCCTTCCTGTGTGTTTAGGGTGGTGCTTTCATAATAATCAGAGATTAACCGCATACACTCACCGACATACACCTTGCCAAAGAATTGATTTATCTGTGAGTTCTTGTTTAGCTCACTAAATAAAGTGTTGGGTATGTCAATAATGTAAAACACTAATAGGCGTTGTAAAGGGTCTCAAGCTCCTGCAACCTACCTCTCAAGCAAGAGCCGCAGTTAGTTGGCTTTACCGAATCCTTAAAGACTCGGTTGTAGATTCTATTCACCTCCGTCTGCTCAATAGCGGTCACGGTGTTCCTGCCTCGCATTTTGCCCACAAACTCGTATTCTTCTTTGGTCAAGCATTCAGGCTTCCTGTACCTAAATAGCTTGTTCAGTTTCTCCTTACGGGCATCGCAACCGCAGTCAACGCCTGTGGCTTCGCTGAACCAATCTACCGCAGCCTTGATGCCTGTGGCAGTTGTGATTTGCTCAATGGTATCACCCAATCCGCTTGGCTTCTTTATACGCTTGGTAGGTGTCTTGGCAATCTTCTTGGATTCGCTCTCTTGCATTTTTTAGTGTGTTGAATATGGAACGTGCTGAAATCTTGGTCTCATCCGCTAAAGTACGGATGCTCATATCGGTGTTGTGGTATAGTGCAAATATCTTTTTATCGTACCAATGCCAATCGGTTTGAGTTGACCACACCCTGTCGTAGAGTTGTATGAGCTGCACCTCTGCATCTTCGTTGGCCTCCTCGTAGACAAACTCCTCAAGGATGTCCACATCTACAAATTCAAATCTTGCCCGTTGGCGCATCAGGGTGGCATACATATTTCGCAGCGTAACGTACACAAAGAAGGTATTGACCTCCGTCTCGTTGTACATTATTTTCTCGGCATCATCAACGTATTTGTACAACCTAACGTACATTTCCTGCACAAGCTCTTGGGCAAGGTCATCGCTTGCGCCAAAGCTCTTGCACATCCGAATCCAATCGGTCTGCCTCTTTGCTAATACTGCGAGGAGTCCCAAGTGATTTCTACAATTACAACAAACAGAGCAAATTGCACCGTGTGCATCACAATATCTTCTTCAAGGTAGTCGGTCTTTGACCAATTAGCCCCTACGATAAGCCCATAGATGGGGTAAAGTCCTACGTTAAAATTCATCAAATGTGCGTTTAAGAGTTAGATACAATTCCTTGTATTTAGATAACTCCGCAACGACTTCATTGAGTTTATTTAATTCCTGCTCCATCGCCTCAAAGTCGGGCTTGTCAATGCAGGCCATCGGGTTCTCCTCAAGAACGCAGCAAGCCACCTTGTAGTAGTGCTGATAGTCCCCGTAGATAAGGCGGTCTTTATGCATCCTTACGGCATAGGCTACCGAGCTATGGTCTTTGTCTATTGCCTCGCCTAACTCGTGGAGCGTGGCGTGGTTTCTAAATGCTGATACGAATGCTGCTCTCGCGGTGGATTCTTTATGCGCACGGCTTCCGTTGTCTTGGAACCCAAGACGGGCGAAGTATTGCTCTTTACTTACTTTTAATTGGCGTAGTTCAAATGGTCTCATTTGCATTTGCAGTGTTTAGCTCTGCCCTCTTGGTGATTGGTTATTACTTTGGTTATAGGCATAGTGAAGTGCTTGTGGTCTTTCAGTCTTTTGAACTTCATCTCACTCGCCCACTCCACTAAATTGTCATCTTTGTCTTGGATAATGGTGTAGTCCACCACGAGGTAGTCCACTCCATCTACTGCAAAGCATTCGTACTTCTGAAAGGGGGAGAATATCTGCCTCATAGATTGTCCTCTATTATCCCTTGCAGGCGTTGTATCTCGTAAATCATCTGCTCGCTATCAACTCGCAGCTTGGAGTTGGCCAAGTACATCTCGTTCATCTTGCCTTCGGTGAATTGGCGGTAGTCAATAAACTGCTGCAAAAGGAGGTCTGCATAGTGGCAAGACATAACGTGGTGCAGTAGGTCATCCTGTACTTCTCTGCCGTTTGCTTTGTCTGCTGCTTGCTTGGCAAGCCACATCGCAGTACCTGCAAGCATCAACTGCTTCTCCCTTATGTAAAGGTCGTGGGAGTCATCAGAAGGGTACATCGCTCGCAGGGGTTTCATCTGTTTTTATCGGCAGCAAGTTACGCCCGTTTATCACAAAGCCAACATTTCCCAACACGCTCTGCAAAACAAGCGGAGTTTCAAGGGGCGTGATGCGCCCTCCCGATTCCATCTCTTTGACTTTGCGTACGTGTATGTGCGTGTATATCCAATCGGTCTCGTGAGCTGCGAATCGGTGAATTACAATTACGCAGTCGCTGCGGTTGCCCCACTTGCCCCCTCCTTCAATGTCTGATGTGTTTGGGGGCATAGCCATCCCCTCGTATTTGTGGCCTTTGTAGAATGTCTTACGCATTGCCTCCGTTACGGGGTGAGCGTTTACGATTGTCGTGACGTTGTTCTGATGGGCAAACACCCGAAGCGCAGAGGCTACCTCGTAGTGATATTCGTGCATCCCTGTCTTACCTAATTTCTTTTGGTCGGTTGATAAGGAGTTGTAGGGGTCTATTAAAGCACCTGTGTAGTTCCATTCGTTCTTAATTGAGTTCATTATCTCAAGAAGTTCAAATGCGGTGAATAGCCTGTTGCCGTCTATAAATTGAAAGTACTCGTTGATAAAGTCCAACTTGCGGAACATCATACCTTCATCAATTCCCTGTATGGGTTTGCATACCAAGAACTCAATCAGCTTGCGCTTGAGGCTCGGTACTTCGTTCTCTGCGGAGTAGATAAGCCACTTCTTGCCGAAGTTATAAGACTGCAAAAGCATAAGATAAAGCAGGGTGTGGGTCTTGCCTACGTTAGCGTGGCCAACTACGACTACAAACTCACCTTCTTTGAGGCGCAGGTATTGGTCTACTTCATAGACACCGAGCTTACCTGTGTCGTAGTACTTGCCTTTGAGGGCGCGTTGAAGATATGGTAACGAAGATTCGTTTGAAAGAAGGTCGGGATGTATCATTATTTCTGATTGGTACGGCTAAAATAAACAAAAATTTTAATAAAGCAAAAAAAAACCTCCCCGAAGGGAGGCTTTACGCAACGGCCTATTTAAAACCAATCAGAAAGGGTCGTTGCGATTTGCGAAATGCTCGGTGTGTGATGCAGGGGCAGCACTCTGCCCTGTCATCCAAGCGTTAAAGGTCTCTGCGTTGGCAAGGATGGTGTTCACATCGTGTTGCGCAGCACAAGCGTACTCAACCGCAGACTTTAGAGCAACCTGTCGGATGATTGAAAGTGAGCGGTCATCGTTATTTTTAGGCGCAGATGGAGCTGATTGGTTATAGCCACCGCCGCCAAAAGCATTGGCTCGTTGGATTTTCACCGTGCCTTTCTCGTTCTTGGTGTACTCCACGTCTTCGCCTACGGCATAGGGTGGGGTCTGTGATTTGGCAAAGGCAGTACCGAAGTCTCCGTTGTCAAAGCGAACCTCAAGCTTGAATAAATCTTGCCATTGGCCTGTCGGGGTGATTGAAATAATTTTTGACATAATAGATTGGTTTTAGATAAATAGAATTGATTGCTGCTCCAAAACCTCAATACGAGCTTCAAGCTCTTGTATCTTGTTTTGTAGTGCTTGGATTTGTGCTTGTTGCACTTGCACCATTTCGGTGTAAACGTCTGAAGAAAAAGATAAAGTCATAACTGATTGGTTTAAGTTCCTTACAAAAATAAACAAAAATTATGAATTGACCAAAACTCCACTAAAGGTTATTTCTGCCGTGTCTTTAAGAATTGTTGTATCGTGTACCAACTTTAAGGAATGCACATATTTGCGTGAGTCATCCTTTACGCCACCCCAAGTCTTAAATGTGTCAAGGGCAAACTTCACCGCCATAATGGCATTGTCAATATCGTATCGGTAGTTGACCTTGCAATGGATGTGTACGTCTTTTATCTCTTGCAGGTCATATTTGTCAAGCTGCGACATCACCTCCCTTGATACCAACTCCTTTGCCTTCACACGGGCAGTCCAATGCTTTGATGCATAGAAGGCGTTGAGGCTTGGAACCTTGCCGACTACAATCTTATATGTCAATTGTCGGGTATCAGATAGCCGCATTGGATGGCGAAGTGCAGGTCTATCTTGGCTATCTCACCGAGTAGCTCTTGTTCTTTGTACTTCGCCTGTTGGCGAGCGTTGTATGTGGCTTCGCAGTTAGACATCAGCGTAGCGCATTCCTCCAAGATGAAGTCTATCTTCCTGCGTTTGGCAGGGTTAGTATAGTACTGCATATCGGCCTGTTGTTGTTTGGCTTCCTTCGCTTGCTGCTCGTTGCTCATCTTGGCGTTCTAATTCAAATTGTAGGTGAGCGATGGCCTTGCGGATGTCATCGCAGATAGGGTTGTGAGGCTTCTTGCCTGCTCGCATTATGTAAGTGAGGGCAGTTCCAAGATTGTAATTGTCAGGTTGGAAGTCCATCACCACATCCTTCGCCTCTATCTTCAACGTCTTGCCGATGTAGTACTTTGGTGTCATTAGCCAAAGGTACATCATCCCAATAAATAAAAATGTGGTCAGTCATTTGGTCAATTCAAATTTATTTTGTTTTTTATACAAGTTAAGTAGTTAACTTAATTACTTAATCAACTCTTAAGTTAACTTAAGTTAGTAATTAGTCAACTTATAACTTAACTAACAACTGAAATCAACTAAACAAGGAATTTGCGTTCTAACGCATCCAAATACTTCAAGGTAGGCAATGCCCTATCTTTTGCATTTAAACGCAACAGAAGCCAAATAAACCTACTCTACGAGCTTATCTATCCACTTCTTGATGAAGTACGAAACCACAAGGATAAGCCCAAGCGTAACCGCTGCACCTTCCAAAGTCCATCCCCTCTGCTTTCGTTCCTTCGTTAGAATCTTGGTCTGTGTAACTCGGATGGTATCGGGCAAGCAGGTGGCCTCAACGTACACCTTTCTGTCTATGTACTGAAGCTGAAGGCGTACCTTGTCTTGATAAATTGTCGTGTCCTTGTAAAGTTCGAGCGTGTCTGTCAGGTACTTTGTCTTGGTGACAATTACCGTGTCCCTTACAATCACACTCTGCAGGACGGGTTTCACAGTAGCGCAACTGCTAACTACCGCAAGAGTCGCAGCCATCGGGAGAATCCACATTGCAAGTCGGTTGGGGTTTAGTTTCAAGGGAGTCAAGCCATTCATCAAAAGAGGAGGTATTTAGTTTTGCCATTGTGCTTTACTGCTTTTAGGATTTGTTTTCGGTTCTTGCTACTTGAGTAACTAACGTGAACCCACGATGGCGCAGTATCAGAGCCAAATTCCCAAATGAGTTGGTCAAAGTCTAAATTGTCTTTTATCCAATGGAACAAGACATCATTGCCTGCTTCGCACTTGAGGTCGGCAGCTTGGCCTTGAACGTGCTGCGAGGTCTTCGCTCCCCCTACTTTGCTATTCACCGCAGGGCTGCGGTATGCACTCGTTACTTTCACCGCACCTAATGCGTCTCTTGTTGGTTGTAAGACGTTTTCTGCAAGCGCACGGAGGTTGGGTTCTAAATGCTTGGGTAAAGCGTTAGGAAGCCCTGTTTTTGTAGCAGTCAGTTCTTTGAGGGTAAAGTTCTTGGTCACATTTTTAATATCAAAAGTTGGACATTTTACACATTATGCTCATTTGACTTTACACTTTGCGTAATTTATGCTCATCTGAATTAGCATTATTCACTTTTTGCATATTGCTTAATGTATATTTAATTGCACAATTTGTAGTCATAATGTACAATAAAACGTACATTAACAGGTAAAGTGCGCCTTAATGCACATTTTAACGACCTTGACTCTTGTAGGGCTTGGAGTAGTTCTTACTCGCTTTGTTGGCAGACGCACTCTTGGAATGCTTGCCTCGCTTCTTGCTCTTACTTATTCGTTGGCTTACCGCCTGCGTCTTCGCCATCTTTAGGGTCTTTTAAAAACATAAGGGCAAACGCACCCATCATAAACGCACTAACCTCCGTGAGCGTGGCCTTCTCGTAAAACACAAGCACAAAACAAAGGCCGATGATTATCAGCCCAAGTAGAGTAGTCTTCGGGTTACCGAAGATGCGCTCAATTAGCACCTTTGTCCTTCTTGTAGTCCCTTCGCCACTTCCAAAGAGTGTACGCAAGTGAGGTTACAAGTACGGCTAAACCCAACGCTTGATGGGCGTAGCTTACGAGAAGTCCTGCTCCCGTTAAAGACCAAGACGTGATTACGCTATCAGCCGACTCCTTTGTCATCTTTGTTTAGGGTGTTCTCGTAGGCTTGAATCAGTACACGGACTTCATCAAGTTGCATTAGTAGATTCGCCTCTTGCTGCTTTAATGCATCCAAGCGTTGTTGTAGGTGTTCCATTTACTCGGCTGCTGCTTCCTCAACCACTACGGGCGTTGGAATCATTGCCCAAGCATCGTTGGCAAGGGTGCGGTAGTAGCCATCAACTCCCAATACCTCATCGGCACTTGGGTCGTTTACTGCAAGCACCACGCGCCAATAAGATGAAGCGATTACGGCTCCGTCTTTGGTAACGTCAGTTGTTTTGCGGACTGCGATAGTTCCGTCTAATTTGACGTTGAATTCGCTGATGTAGATTACTTCTTCAATCATTTTGTTTATTTATTAAGCGGTATAAGTTACGTTTAAGATAATTCGGCCTGCGGCATCGTAGGGAACGGATGTCAATGTGCCTCCACCTACGGGCGTTTGTACAATGTCAATAATTGAGCTTAAGCTTGGAATATACGCAAGAGCATAATTAGATGCAGTTAATGTAATTCCGTCAAAAAATCCAATAGTTATTGCGGGGTTCGTATTTGATGTGTCAGCAAAAGGCAAGCCCGTAATAGT